CAGATGCTTTAGTTACCCGTGATAGGTTTACCGAAGATGTTGATTTGGAACTTGAATATAGACCAAATTTTGCTCCAAATAAATATAGTAGACCGGATGGTACTAGTGATGATAATACAGAAAGAACATTACAAACCAGTTTTGTAGCTAGTAATACCGATGCTAAAGCAGCTGCTGAAACATATTTAGGTAGAGCTTTATCTGATAGTGAGTGGAATAGTTTAGTTTCATTAACATTTGCAGAATCTACAACAAATCAGACTGAAAGAGCTTGGGTTATGGCAACTATATTAAATAGAACTAGAATTGGTTATACGCCTGCTGGACCTAGAAATTCAAGATTTAAATTTGCAACACTAACGGATATAATTACACAGCCATTTCAATATCAACCAATTACTGGTACAAGATTTAATCCCGGTCCTGCTCCTTCTTTCATAAATGGACCTGGTGCAAAGGATGCAAATTCAATATATGGGGCAGCTGCACAATTATTAAAAGATGTACCAAAAGAGTATATTAATTTCACATCAAATAATCCAGCTGCTTATAAAGCAGGTACAAATATTAATTATTTATATCAATTAAGGGCAAATCCAAATTCTAAAGTACTTGGAGGTACAATTTTTGCATATTAGACTAAATTTTGATATAATCTCAAAAATACTTTATTTAAATATTTATAAACATAACAAAACAAAGAATAGAATATTATGGACATGGATAAACTATTAGAAGCCATTCAAATTCTTATTAAAGAGGAGCTTAAAGAGCAATTACCTGCTTTAATTAAGGAAGGTGTGAAGGCTGAAATGAAAAAAATGCTATCTGAAACAAAAGTAGCACCAAAACCACAATCAAAGGGTATTTCAATGGCTAAGGCTATTTTAGGAGATGAACCAATTCAAGAATCAGTTCAAACTAAATCAGTACCAACAAAGCAATATAGCAAAAACCCAATGATTAATCAAATCCTAAATGAAACAAGAGGTGGAATACCACAAGGTGATGGTGGATTTAGAACAATGAATTTTGGACAAGGTGATATGGGTTCAATTGTAGGTGGAACTGCATTAGCTGAAAAAATGGGGTATAGTGATATGGCTAAAGGACCTCAACCAACTGGATTGGGTGTAAACACTGGAGTAGCTGAAATAGATAAAGCATTGAATAGAGATTATTCAGAACTTGTAAAAAGATTTAAAAAGAAGTAATGGCAGTAGTATTAGGAACATATATAGTAAATAGTTCAACTGAACAATTAAATGATTATGCGATAGGATTATCATTGCCACTACAAATGACATCTAATACTTTTAACCAAACATATGATAATTTAGTACAATTAAAATCAAATGTAAGAAATTTACTTTTAACTAAAAAAGGAGAAAGAATCGGCCAACCCAATTTTGGTACTAATTTACATAGATTATTATTTGAACCAAATGATGATAGTCTTGAAGATAAAATATTCCAAGCGGTAGATTCTGCCATTAGACTTTGGCTACCTCAATTGAGCATTAATGAGATAAATATAGAAGCAACAGATGAAATGAAAGATTTAAATGAAGTATCTGTCAGTATTACATTTACAGCTAATTATAATAGTCAAAGTTTTAAAGTAGATTTTAATATAAACGGATAACATATGGCACTTAATAATACAAATACAAATTTTAAAAATAAAGGAAAGGATATAAAATACCTTAATAAAGATTTTAATGCTTTTAAGGAAAATTTAATTGAATTCGCAAAAACATATTTTCCAAAAACATATAACGATTTTAGTGAGGCATCTCCTGGTACTATGTTTATCGAAATGGCATCTTATGTAGGAGATACTTTATCTTATTATATAGATGATACATTTAAGCAATCATTGATGTTATATGCAGATGATATGCAAAGTATAATACCATTAGCTAGATACTTAGGATATAAACCAAAAGTAACTGCACCAGCTGTAACAAAATTATCTGTATATCAATTAGTTCCTTCAATTGGGGTAAGTGCAAATAATATGCCTGATTCAAAATATTATATTAGGATTAAGGCTGGGATGCATGCTCGTTCATCTGTAAATAGTATAAATTTTATAACGAAAGATATTGTAGATTTTTCAGATGAAAATAATAGAGAAATTACAGTTTACGAAAGAGATAATCAAACGGGAGAACCAACTTATTATCTTGTAAAAAAGTATGTAGATGCAACTGCAGGTACTGTTGTAACTAAATCATATGAATTTGATTCGTATTCACCATATCAAAGAATTGAGTTACCTGAAGATAATATAATAGAAATATTAGATTGTAGAGATTCAAATAATAATAAATGGTATGAAGTTCCATATTTAGCACAAGAAATGGTTTTCATTGAACAGCCAAATACTGAAGCAAACGATCCTGATTTATATCAATTTAAATCAACCATTCCATTTATATTAAAAACATTAAAAACACCAAGAAGATTTGTAACTAGTATAAATGGCGATAGAACCACTACTTTACAATTTGGAGCTGGCGATTCAACTGCATCTGATGAACAACTAATTCCAAATCTAAAAAATGTTGGATTGGGATTACCAAATTCTATTAGTAGATTAGAAGAATCATTTGACCCTACCAATTTCTTAAAAACAAAAACATATGGTACATCGCCTGCAAATACAACAATTTCTGTTAAATATTTAATAGGTGGTGGTATTATATCAAATGTACCGGCAAATTCTATAACTACAATAGATAGTATTGAATTTGATGAAGATACAAGTTACTTCAATACACAGCAATTATCTTTATATATTAGAATGAAAGATTCAATTGCAATAGATAACGAAATTCCAGCAACTGGTGGTAGAAGTGGTGATAGTATAAATGAAATAAGAGAAAATGCATTAGCAAATTTTTCCGCACAAAATAGAGCAGTAACTGCAAAAGATTATCAAGTTAGAGCATTATCAATGCCTTCAAAATTTGGAGCAATTGCAAAAGCATATGCAACTGCAGATGGTACACTGGATAATAATTCCCCATCATCTATATTAGCATCTCCTAATCATTTGCAAGAATTTACCGATTTGGTGATGAGTTTTGTTAATAACCCTGATGCATTAGAACCATCTCAAGCTGAAGTAAAAGAACAAATAACAAAATTTTTAGTTGGAAAAACTTCTAATGAAAATGAAAAGAACAATCCATTTGCAATAAATTTATATTTGTTAGCATATGATGTAAATGGTAATATGACAAATATTAACAGAGCAGTTAAAGAAAATCTCAAAACATATTTAAATGAATACAAAATATTAACAGATGGTGTTAATATGCTAGATGGATTTGTTATTAATATTGGAATTGATTTTGAAATTATATGTTATCCAAACTATAATAAAAGTGAGATATTAATACAATGTATAAGTTCCCTAAGAGATTATTTTTCGATAGATAATATGACATTTAATCAAACAATAAATTTGAGCGAAATTGAATTATTATTAGCTAATATTGAAGGAGTATCATCTGTACCAATGTTAAAAATAACAAATAAATGTGGTGGTAATTATGCACCTCATTCTTATAATATAGATGCAGCAACTAAAGATAAGATTGTATATCCATCTTTAGACCCATCGGTTTTTGAAATAAAGTTTCCAGATTCAGATATTAAAGGTAGAGTAAGATAATGGCATACTATTTTTTAACAGCATCAAAAGATGCATCGGTGTATCTTCAACAACCAAACCAAAATACTGGATTGGATGAGATATTGGAAGTTAGTAAAGTTTTCTATGGTAATATTAGAGATAAATCTAGAGCATTACTTAAATTTGATGTAGGGTATCTATCCGCATCTTTAGCAAACACTTCTATATCTATGAGTTCAGCAACTCTTATTTTAAAAGAAACTAAAAGTGAAGAACTTCCATTGGAATATACATTGTATGCATATCCCATTTCTCAAAGTTGGCAAATGGGCAATGGTACTAGATTTGATGAAATATCAACACAAGGAGTAACTTGGAATTATAGAGAAGGTGATTCTACATTAGATTGGTTACCTACTAATGCATTTTTAAATACATCCACTGGTTCATATGCTGGTAAAGGTGGAGTTTGGCATAAAACACCATTCGCATATCAATCGTTTAATTATCAAACAGCTGATATAAATATGGATGTATTATCTATGCTTAGAGTATGGATTAGCGGTTCTATTTCAAATGAAGGTATGATAATAAAACACTCAGCTGAAGTTGAAGATGATTCATTGGATTATGGTATTGTTAAATTATTTAGTAAAGAAACAAACACTATATATCAACCAAAAATAAGAATAGGTTGGGATGACCAAAAGTTTACAACAGCAGGTTTAAATCCAATAACTTCTGAAAATATTAAAGTAGGAATAACTAATTTGAAAAAAGAATATAAAGTTGGAACTATTAATAAATTAAGAATTTTTGGTAGAGATATGTATCCACTAAAAACATTTTCAAATACATTTGAATACGCTGATATAAAATATTTACCACAAACTACATATTACCAAATAAAAGATTTTAATTCCGAAGATGTGATTATACCATTTTCAGAATATTCAAAAATTAGTTGTGATTCTTCTGGTAATTATATAAATTTAAATTTAACAAATTGGGAAGCTAATAGAGCATATAAAATAGAATTTAAAATAGATTTAAATGATAGCACTCAATTTTTTGATGATGAAATTGTATTCAATATTATAAAGTAATAAAATGGCAAATACAGGTTTACGAAATGAGCAATTTATTAGTGAGTTAGTCACAAGTGGTTCGTTAGCCATACGAACAAAGAATAATGGGATTCATACATTTGAAGCGTCTGTGAATGGCGGTATAATATCGGCAAAATTAAATAGACCGGTTTATAATGA